GCTGTCTTGCGTCATTATTTCCTTATTAAGGACCGCTTGCTCACCAATGTGAGCTAGAGCGGGCCAATAAAAGTCCCACCTTGTGGACCGCGAAAACATTCGCGCCAGCCCCTGCTGGTAATTTAGATCAGCGCGACAGCTTACCAGACCAATTATTACGCTATGTTCGGTGAAGGATTTTGTGAATCCATGGCCGGATATCGAGGACACACCCATTGCAGCAAGATTACCTTGCGGGGTTGTATCCGTTTGACTTGTTTGCGCTATAGGCGAGACGTTTACGGGGGTCGTACCCCCGCCGAGGTATTCCGGCCGTTGTAATCTCTCATCTGGAGAGGTAACGCCAAAATGGCTCTTTATTATTTCAATATATCGAGTTCCTCCACGAGCATCCCGCTCGTATAATTTTTGAATCTGGAACGCTTGCCGAAGTTGATTTATTGTTGCAGCAGTAGCATTCGTTAGGTCAGCTCTTACATTTGGATATCCCGCATTATCCGGATCTTCCTCCACCTGCCATCGATCGTTACCGACCGCATAGTTTATATCACTACCTGATGCGTAAGGCGTTGTACCACTACCATCCGTTTCGAAGTAAACACCAGCACCTAACCCGTACGTTTGATTAACTTTACCAAATCCGGTTATAGGGGCTGATGTGCCCAAAGGCAGTGTTACAGAATCTCCTTTTTGGGGCCACGGAAGTGCACTTGTGAAGTAATCGTGACGTTTACCACGACGAAGTACAGTATAGTCAGTAGACGCATCTGGCCCGTCGTCTCTATCGACGACCACGGAATCTTGTAAGTTTTCATCACGAAACCAGTCGTTATAGATCAAGTTGTATGCACGGTGCCATAGAGCAGAGTGCTCGAAATTTGGTATCTCTGTAGGAAGGCCAAAGTAATCAGAAAGGCTACCGTTAGTGTAACCTGTAACAGCAGGAGCGGCCATAATAGGCACGGTATAGTCCGTAGAGTCGCCAGGATCTGTCTGTTCGCCGTTGAATTTTTCCCAATTTTCCCAGATTAGCCTAACAGGCACTGCGAAAAAGAAGGACGACAGAAACAGATTATCCATGAACGGATGAAGAGGCGTTGCCAGACGGGCGAAAGCCGTCATCCTCAGGTTGAACGTATCGCCGGGAAGAGCTTCGTCTACGAAGCATGGAACCAGCCATCCGGCATCAAACGTTGTTTTGTAACCATGGGAGCGATCGAACGACGACCTCGGAATCTCCGCCTGCGGAACCTCCGAGAATTTATGCTCCATTACTGACGGTAGCGCCATTATTTCACTCCTTAATAGGGTTAGTCGCTTCCTTGAACTCTAACGCGCACCCGAGATTTACATGGAGAGTATCCTTAAACGACGCATTCTCATCGTCGAACTCTCCAATTTGAAACAGCGTGAAGTCACCGGCATGGCGAGATATAGTAGATTGTTTATCATTTGCCGTATCAGCAAATGATCGCATCGCCTGGCCGTGTGTTTGTGTGTAGAACGGTTGCATATATGCTTCAGACTTACTGTCATATACCGTATAGACTTTTAGCAGCATTTCATTTTCCCTCTTCATAGGTACGAGGCAATTGCCTCATTTTGGCTTTCTGGACTGTTTCCTTCACAGCCAATCGAGCCGTAGTATTATCATCCGATTTTGCTCTAGCACCTCTTACGCGCTTACCCCTTAATGACTCATAATATTCCTTATGAGTCAACTCATATAGATTATCATAATATCTAGGGGGTTTCATTTTTTTTCCCCGTATGACAACGAAGTCATCGGGGTAGACATCAGAAAGGTATTTTCTCAGCCAGCTTGCGCCGATTCCCGGACGCCGACTCATTGTCGTATATTCTGGCTTGAGGGTCGTTACCTCCCCCGTTTCCGGATTTATCTTTTGATAATGGTCCTCTGCTTGAGGCCCTGTGATTTTTTTTGTGATGTATCGCGCCACATAGGCCGCTGACTCAAAGGTCACATCACCTGTTGTAGAGAACCCAAATGGCCATAGTTCCGACAAAATGTCGGAAGTGTATAGGCGTTGCTTGTTTTGTATTTTAAATAGTTTTTTATCTTCGAAGTCGATTCCGAAGAGGCATGCGTGATAGTGCGGACGTTGAAATTTTTCACCGTATTCCCCGCAGTGATAGAAGCGAACAGCGCCTAGCCGCTTTCTTAGTCGCTTCATGAATAGTTGATAGTCTCGGAGTTGGAGAGAACCGTCATTAGGTAAGGACGCGTCATTATAGGTCAGGGTTATAAATGAATTTTCCTTCCACATTGACGCTTCATGAGAACATCTTATAGCCCATTGACGTGACCTCTCTAATTTGCACCCGATACATTGACCACAAGGGATAGACACAGGGAGATCCCTGTAACCCCTATTTGGATTGAACACGATTGCCCGTTTTCCGGATTTTCCTTTTACACGGCTGCGATATCCTCGCAGCGGTTTATAGCAAGGCATTCCATTATAGTCGAATGCCGCCGCGCATCATTGAGCGCGTGCCGCCGCCATTGCGTCGATGAACTCGTTTAGCCGTACGTGAGAAGAGCCTACGGGATTTTTTAGCCGGCACTTGCCGGCGATACCGATTCCCAGGCCTTGATTTTTTGCCATATGCCATTGGTTTTCCTTTCTGGTGTCAGTTAGCACAGTTACATCAAGTAGGATACTGTGCTGGACCGCCTCAGGCGGTCCTTTCCCGCCCCTAGGACGGGCCGTTGCCGTCCTCTAGGGGCAGGTCCGGTTGGCCGACGGCTTCCGCCACGGCCTCCTCAGGCTGCCGCGCAGAAGAGGGTTTAGCGACGAGCCCAAGCTCTACCATCTCATCTTGATTTTCTTCGTTTTGCACGAACGCGAGATAACTCGCTGGATCATTTTCGAATCTATTTCGAATTTTTGCCGGAAGAGTCGCAAACGACTCTTTTGCGGCAATTACCGCGTTTAGTGAGTCATGATAATCGACCACAGACGGGAGGTCACCATATTGACCATTGTGTCTGTTTACGTGTTCGATCATTCCGCTTTTAGAGTATTTATCCATTATGTTATTTATGTCGCATTCCGCAGCCATCGCTTGCTTGGCACGGGTAGATTCTTCGCAGTTCAACTGGACGCGATCGTGCGCGATAAACGCGCCACGTCCGAAGTCCGACTTCTTTACGTTTGTCATGATTACTTCCTTCCACGTCCGAAGATGAATTTTCCTATACTAGGAGCAGCTTCGCCCATTTGACCGCCTTGTATCACAAGCTTACCACCAGGCGTCAGAGCCCACGCTCTTAAATACTCTTGAATCACCACATCAGTTTTAGCTTTTTGAAGAGCCGACGACCCTTCGTAGTCCGCCTTACGGGCTTGATTTTTGAACAGCAATTCTTGCATTTGTTGCGTTTTGGCCTGCTGACCTTGTAGTCGCGTTGTCGCTCTCATTTGGTCCAACTCGACATTTTGTCGTCGAAGCATAGCCGCCGATTGAACGGCACTTTCTAAGGGATTTACCGCGGGAATTCCCGCGCCACTAGGCGTACTAGCACCCCCTTGTTTGTACGCCAACATTGGGTTTAGCCCGGCTTTTTTCATGTCCGCCATTGACCGCTGATAAGCGGTAGAGGACATTTCGCGCTGAAAGTCCATCTGGCGTCTAGCAATCTCCAGATTAGACTTTGCTTGCCTTTTAGCTCCGAAGTAGGAGCCCGCAGCACCCAGCACACTTCCGAACACACTGCCTATTGCAGCACTTACAGACATACCTGATGACCCTCCGCTCGGCGCATCCATTCCGGTAGAGCCCTGAAAGGGCCAATACCCGTAATCATAATTCTGATCATGACTATACCGGCCGCCGGTAATATTTACATTTAAGACCATCTAGAAATGGTCAATAAGTCCCGGCACGCCATATATAGGCATAGGCCGCGCACATTTGAGTGAGAAGTAGCTGTCGAACAAGAAGTGAGGTTCCGACGGAACAGCGATCACACGATCGACTGGAGGATTATCAACGATGAACGTTGCATTCAGGGTAGGTAAGCTACCGAAGTCTTGGGCGAGATGCCAAGTATCCAGAGATGTTGCATAGTTTGACCGGAATTGCCCGGTTATATTACTAGGTTTATAGCGGTATTCTGCAAACCGCTCCTGATAACCAAACACCAGTTCATCAGCTGCGCTGTCTTGCGTCATTATTTCCTTATTAAGGACCGCTTGCTCACCAATGTGAGCTAGAGCGGGCCAATAAAAGTCCCACCTTGTGGACCGC